ACTAAGCAAAGTAACACAAAACAGCAAGACTCCTGGTCCAGTTGGTTCTGGTACAGGCGACAAAGCTGGTCAAACTTCTGTAAGTTCTGACAAACCTTTCTTGAAAAAGATTTAATTAGAGAAACTGGATGCAGATAAGCTATCTACGTGAACACCTAAGTTTTGATCAAGCTGGAGTTATACTCGAGAGTGATGATAAGGATGGTAAAAACCTTTATTTAAAAGGTATAGCCATCCAAGGTGGAATTCGTAACGCAAATCAACGAGTCTACCCTGTAGATGAAATTGAACGTGCGGTAAAGGCATTAAACGACCAACTTCAAAATGGGTATTCAGTATTAGGAGAAGTTGATCATCCGGATGATTTAAAAGTAAACTTGGATCGTGTGTCCCATATGATAACACAGATGTGGATGGAAGGTCCAAACGGTTATGGTAAGATGAAAATTTTGCCAACACCAATGGGTAACTTAGTTCGTACTATGCTTGAAAGCGGAGTAAAACTTGGTGTAAGTTCTCGTGGTAGTGGCAATGTCAACGACATGAACGGCCATGTATCTGATTTTGAGATAATCACAGTAGACGTAGTTGCTCAACCTAGTGCACCTGGTGCGTATCCTACACCTGTTTACGAGCATTTAATGAATGCACGTGGCGGAAATAGAGCGTTTCGAGTTGCACAAGAAGTAAAAGAAGATCCAAAGGCCCAGAAATATTTGAAGGAAACAATGCTTCAAATTATCAAAGGTCTAAAATAAGCCCGAGGAGAAATATATGTTGGACGCATTCAAACAATTAGTAGAGTCAGGTGTGATGACAGAAGAAACAAAGTCTGTTGTTGAAACTGCCTTTTCTGAAAAGATTCAAGAGAATCGCGACCAAGTCACAGCAGAACTTCGTGAAGAATTTGCCCAGAAGTACAATCATGATAAACAGATCATGGTTGAGGCAATCGACAAGATGTTAAGCGACAGACTAGCCGCAGAAATAACCGAACTGCATGAAGACAAAAAAACTCTAGCTGAAGCAAAAGCACGTTATCAAGAAAAGATGACTAGCAATGCTAAAGTACTAGAAGGATTTGTAATCAATCAGTTAGGTAAAGAGTTAGTAGAATTTCAAGGAGACCGTAAAAAAGTTTCTGAAAATTTTGCCAAGTTAGAGGATTTTGTAGTACATGCTCTAGCAAAAGAAATCAAAGAATTTGCAATTGACAAGCAGGATTTAGCTGAAACTAAAGTTAAGCTAGTTCGTGAAGCCAAACACAAGTTTGAAGATATCAAACAAGGTTTTATTCAACGTGCTTCTAAAGTTGTTGAAAACGCAGTTACTATCAAATTAACATCGGAAATCAATCAATTGAAAGAAGATATTGACAGTGCTCGAACAAACAATTTTGGTCGTCGTATATATGAAGCATTTGCACAAGAATATTCAAGTTCTTATTTAAACGAAAAATCTGAAACAAGTAAATTGTTAAAGATTATCAATAAAAAAGAACAAGAACTTGCTGAAGCAAAACAAGCTGTATCAGAAAAAGCAACATTAGTTGAATCTGCACAACGCGAAATTCGTGTTACTAAAGATTTAATGGAGCGTAAAAATGTTATGGCAGAATTACTAGCACCGTTGGATGCTAGCAAGCGTGAAATCATGAAAGAGCTTTTAGAGTCTGTACAGACACCAAAACTTTCTAATGCTTTCGAGAAATACCTACCAGCAGTTATGGAAGGCGAGACAAAACGTGCTACTAAAGTTGCTCTCAACGAGTCAACAGCAGTAACAGGTAATCGCGAAGCCAAGCCAGAGGTAGGCTTAGACAATATTTTAGATATCCGCAAACTAGCGGGCCTAAAATAATTTATTCAAGGAGACATAAATGTCACAGTTATTAAATGAAAGATGGTCAGAGACCAAAGAAGCTCTGCTTGAAGGCCTAACCGGTAACCGTAAAGCTTCTATGAGCGTATGCTTAGAGAACACACGCCGTAGCTTGGCTGAGAGCGCAACAGCTGGTGCAACATCTGCTGGTAACGTAGCAACACTTAACCGTGTTATTCTGCCTGTTATCCGTCGTGTTATGCCTACAGTTATTGCAAACGAAATCATCGGCGTACAGCCAATGACAGGTCCAGTAGGACAAATTCACACATTGCGTGTACGTTATGCTGATTCTGGCGACAACGTTACTGCAGGTGAAGAAGCATTAAGCCCATTCAAGATTGCGGCTGCTTATTCTGGTAACAACAACGATACATATCCAAAAGCTAATTCAACAGCGGCTTTGGAAGGTACTCCAGGTAAGCGTATGAGCATTCAGATCTTGAAGAGCCCAGTTGAAGCTAAATCACGTAAGTTATCAGCTCGCTGGACATTCGAGGCTGCTCAAGATGCACAAGCCCAACAAGGTATTGACGTCGAAGCAGAAGTTATGGCTGCTCTTGCTCAAGAAATTACAGCTGAAATCGATCAAGAGATCATTGCATCTCTAATCTCATTAGCTGGTTCAGCTACTCAAACTTATGAC